CGATGTGTCTATATTAACACATTCACTCTATATAGGCAAGTGTTTTTGTATTTTGTGTTACAATTTAAGGATTTCTTCACATTTAACCAATTTTTAAACGTTTTTTAATCTAAATAATTGGTTTGATTTTCGTAAAAACCCTACAGATCAAATTTTTGGCGGGATTTTTTTCCGCTTATTTTTGGAAAAAAAAGTCAATTTTGGTTTTACCCCTTCTTTTTTTTCTTTTTGGATGCTGTTGCTGATTGATAACCCCACAGTGCAGGTTTGATTGTGCCCTTACCATAATCAATAATTTTTACACCCATCTTGAACTTATCATAATACATATCAAATAATTTAACCCTTGTACCTCTTGTTAAATCACGATGAACTGTACCGTCAATTTCATATGTCACAACCCAAGCATCTGATGGTGCATTAGTTGTCATTACTTCATCGAGTGAACCATTTTCAATTAAAATTTCAGTTCCGTAAAGTTCTCTTAATGTTTCTTTCTCGGTTGTAGTCCAAACTACTGCTTTTTTCTCAGGACTTTTAGTCGTCATTATTTACCACCTCTACCACCCCAGACAATATCTGGGTATGCTTCTGATACAACTTCTTTTGTAATTTTATATTTTGTTTCTAATTGTTTATCTTTAACAAGACACATTATTTCTGCCTCAAGTGGATGTAGTCCTTGAAGAATATTAATGAACATTGTCTCTCTACGAATCGCAGTCAATGAATCTTGTCCACCACGAACGAAACGATAAAAATGTTTAAATTCACGAAGAATTGTAGTTCGTCCCTGATCATCACTTACTCCAAGAGAAAAATTGCCCATTTCGTGCATTTTACGAACTTCTTGAGTAATTTTAGTAGAAAGAGATCCACTATAAGTATTCTGATCATCATATCCTACATAAGGAACTTCTCCTTCTGGAAGAACTGAAATTATAGATTCATCAAAATTCCAGATAAGTAAAGATTTTAGTGATACGTGTTCATACTTTTTTAAAACTTCAATTTTTTTTGCTTTTGACCTTTGTCTTGATGTTAAATCAAATACTTCAAAGGCAAATGGATTCTTTGGAAGATTTAAAGAAGAACTTACCTTAACTGTCTTTGTAGCTGTGGTTTTTCTTTTAGTTGTCATCTTCTTCGTCGATTTCGTAGTCATAATTGTTTTCAAATCTAAATGCTATAACCTCATCTGGAACTAAATTTCCATTTCCATCAAACATTTCGGGATGAGGTTTTGGTAACTCCCGATAGTTCATCATGTAGTCTCTTGCGACCCAACCTGCCAGAATTCCAGTAAAGAAAAACAATAGTGAGACTGGTAGTACTAAACTTACTATAACATTGGTGTCAATGGTCATTTTTTTACCTCCTGGAAATTGAATGTTAAAAGTTTTTACGTTTTCTTTTTTCCTCCCATTCAGTATAAGTTCAAAACCACGATTCATGTGGTCATTGACTTTATTTAGCTCATCCTCCGATGATTTGTTTTTCTTTGAGAAATTTAATTGTTTCAACAGATCCTCCTAATTTATTTCCATTACAAATAACTTGTGGAAAAGTAGATCCAAATCCAAATTCTTCATAAAATGAAGCTCTATCAAAATGCTCATCTAAATTATACACCACAAACTGACTGTTTGTCAACTCTAAAACTTTCTTAACTTTATCACAGTATGGACATCCATTTTTCGAATATACGGTAAAATTCATTTGTGCCTTAAAATAATAATTTATAAATTTAATTATTTCTTATACTATCATACTTTTTTAAGAATTCCAAGGAAGTTTTTGTAATGGTGTATTTACTTCTTGATGAGACATTTCCTTAGTTAAAAAATCATAAATTTTATTCTCTCTAGTTGACCCTAATTTAGATTTGACCCATCCAACAATATCTGCTTCGGTTACATCCGTAAATGCAATAGGACTATCAGACTGTTTAAATCTAATTTGATCCACCATAGAAACTTTCAAATCACCCTTTTTTCCAATAACTTTATATTCGACTTTAAAAATCATTCCATCTGTTGGTCTTCTCCAACATCTAGATATTATCCAAGTGTAGTTCATAATTAACCTCCTGATTCTAATGTTTCAATTCTAGCAGTTAATTGCTTTACCGCAACAACTAATTCTGCGACAATCGCAGTTAAGTTAACACCATCTACAACCTCAACCTCATCATCTAGTGCCTCTCCTGTTTTTGTGACAGGTGATGTTCCATTTCCATAACTATCACCATAAGTTACACCGATTCCAATTTCACTTCCACCCATGTAAGGACCATATATTACAGAGTTTGTTAATCCTAAATTATGTATATCTTCTGCTATAAATCCTAAATTTGTATCTCCATCAGCATGATCTTCCCATAATTTTGGAACAATTTGTTTAATCACTGATACGCCAACACCAACATATTCTCGAATATTGTTTTTAAATCTTTGAGAAGAATTAGATCTTCTGATACGACCATTAGTATGAACATGTAAGTTTCCAGCAGTCGTTGTTGTATCAGCATAAGCTCGATTAGAATAAACATAATTCTCTTTCATTCCCAATTCATTACCATTATCATAATAATCCATTCTTATTCCACCTGTTCCATCAGCAATTGCTAAATTAGTACCATTTCCAGTATTTTTAAATTCAAAATCTCCTGCCGTAGGTCCTGTTAACTGCAAGAAATCACTATCAGATCTCCAAGTTTGGATTGGGACACCACCAGCACTATCATCACCCTGTACATGTAACCAAGAAGTTGTTGTTGAGTTAATTCCATCACCTGGATTATTTTCACCACCAATTCTGACTTTACCCGCTGATGTGATTCTCATTCTCTCAGCCATGGCAGATCCATTATAAGTAGAAAAAGTGATGTGTGCCTGATTTCCATTACCACTTCTTCTTGCACCAATATGTACATGACCCTCTTGGTCATTTGCGGTATCAGAATATCCAGCAATTAATGCGATTCTACCTTCAACATCAGAAGCACCTTCAGGATTTCTAAACTTGGCAACAATGGATGTTGTAACACCAACCTCAGAAACCACATGTAATTTTGCTTTGTTGGGTAGAGTGTTTGAAGTATTACCAATGTAAAGACCACCTCTAAAGTAGTTTGGAACTTCCGTATCAATTCGGATACCTTGAGGATCATCTAATCCTGTAGTCTTATCATAACTACCAAAGAATAAGGCACACTTACCACCTGATGGTTGTGTTTGATTATTATCATTGTCAATATGAGACCAAACACCTACAAGATCAGTCGCAACAGCGGTTGAAGTTCCAGCAGACATATTTGCTTTAAATCTACCACCAATGACATCAGCTACAGTACCACTACTACCACTAGTAGGTTGAGCTATTCCATATACACCAATCATTTCAGTTACGGTGCCTGAACTTGTTTTTTGAACTAATGAATAAACTCCACGCATATTTGACACGGTTCCAGAGCTATGAGATGTTCTATTATCAGAATAAAGACCATAAACATTATCATAATCCGAATTACAATTAACATCACTCCAAATGTTCCAAAGTCGAGTTTCATCAGTCGTATTACCACCAGCAGCATTACCATTAAACTGAGCGTATACACTTCCTCTTTCTCTATCACCAGTTGTTGTTCCAGTGTCATCATCATCCATTATAATTCTTTGAGCATACACACCATCAAGATCTGCACCAACAATCGCACCATGTAGATATAGAACGGCTTGACTACTAGCAGTCAATTGAACCTCATTTGTTCCACCAATATTCATACGTCCATCATCGTTAATTCTCACTCTTTCAAGGGCACTGGTGTTGAAAGTCATAAAATCATCATTATGATTATATCTTATCTGACCAACATTACTATCATCTTTATCTCCAAAGTAAATGTAATTATTAGCTGTTGTATCACCAATAGCACATTTTATAACAGTATCATCACTGGCACCTGTACCCCCATTTTCTAAAAATATTGATGGATCACCACTAGTA